CTTGGGCTTTGTCGTTTTGCTCGGAAGTCAACCGTAGGAATACCTATGGCGGACGCAAGTTTAAGCGAACGCTGGTCAGTACCTCTTACGGGTTCAAAGGATCATATCTCATGGTTTCGAGATGAATACCTGTCTTGGAATCGGCATCCGGTAGAGTACATCCGGGCGCAGGTTGGTGGCGATCTTAACGTCGCCTTCCGTGAGGTTGAGTCCCTCGAGGCTGTTCTAGTCCCAAAGACGTTTAAAAGCCGCCGCATGATAATGGCAAACACCACCATTGGTAGTCTTTATTCCAATGGTTTGGGTAAGCTAATAACCGCGCGGTTGGCCTCAGCGGGCTATGACATCAGCTCCCTTCAAAAGGAGCATGGTGACCTAGCCAAAATCGGCAGTGCAAGAAGAACTCTTGTTACTGCCGATCAATCGCTCGCAAGTGATAATCTCACGTGTGAGTTGATTGACCGTCTCCTACCAGGACGTTGGGCGCGAGCCCTTAGTCGTGGACGGATCGGAAGGATACGGAGTCCTTATTTTCCAGAAATCGAGACAAAGATTTTCTCGACTATGGGGATAGGGTTTACGTTCCCGCTGCAAACGTTAGTGTTTCTGGGCCTTCTCAAAGGTATATCTCTAGAATTCTTTAAAAAGAATCTTAGAGTTAGCGCGTATGGGGACGATTTGGTGTATGACCACCGTCTTCATCCGTTTGTGACCGTTTTGTTTCCTAAATTCGGTCTCATTATAAACGCTGATAAAACATACTCAGAGGGAGGCTTCAGAGAATCCTGTGGATCAGATTTCTTCCACGGGGTGGACGTTAGACCTTTCCAACTCGGAGAGGTCGATAGCAATTTTTTATCGCGTAGGAAATACGAGGCGTTCCTTTACACAGCTATCAACGGCTTGCGCCGAAGATGGTTGGATGAGGAAATACCTGTCACACTTCGCTTGCTAGGGTCGCACATGCACTCTATAGGCATTAAACCCTATATTGTGCCTAATGACTTCCCTGACACTGCTGGTGTGAAGTCTCTACATCCTTACACCCATCATGAGTTTTTGATGGATTGCAGGGAACCAAAAGGAAGGCAAAATGGCCTTATTAAGTTCAAATACCTGCGATTCATTGCAGATAGGAGAACTGAAGATCGACACGAACCTTACCTCTGGAACGCCCTTCAGCAGCTTTCAGCTGATACTGGACACTGTACAGAACATCGTAACGGATCCGTGGGCGCTATTGCTTACCTTCGCAGTCTTCGTGTTTGTGAAGACACGTTCTACGAAGAAGTAAGTGAGAGACAACCAGCCAATTACCGATCGAAGTTGACCGGAAAGAGGCTGTGTAAACGCGATACCCTCATCCCGATTTTGGGACGTGGGCGCTATCGTGAACAGCTTGGGTCCTCAAGCCATTGGGCCTAAGGCACTACGACTCCTTGCTTAATTGCTTGGTGTCATGCAAATATCCTCCATGGTTACCTTCGGGTGATCTTGGTTGATCAAG